CCTGACCTTTAATAACGTTAAGCGGATCTTGCATCAATGTAGTTCTTCCAGCTTTATTAGTTACCTTCTTGACCGGAGTTTGACTAGTTGCACCTTCAAACAGTATCATAATTATCCCTCCATAAAAAATAATCAAAAAAGGACGATACTAAAATGTATCGCCCTTAAGTTGCCTTTATTTATTGAATTGTTCTTGTTTTGCCTTGATCTTAGCCGCCCATTTGATTTGTCGGTTATGCAAATAGTCATACAATATCTGCATTTCCTTTGGAACTTCATTACGCTGCTTGTAATCATTTATGATTCTGACAACGCAATCATGTAGCATTGTTACGTGCTTCATTTCTTCCAAAGACAATTTATAGTATGTATCTGCTATCAATGGGTAACTTTCATCAGCCTTATAAGCTGCCTTAATATATTTTTCTGCATCATGTAGCTCTTCATCTATCTTCTCTGAGATCTCTCTAATGATTTCCATAGGCTACCTCATGTAGCAGATGGAGCGTTAGCAACCCATTTACCCATCTGTGCAAGTAAATACTGGCTCTGAGCAGAATTAACAGCAACATTGTTGGCCTGATTAAGCTGATTTGTGAGATCCGCAATCTGATTATCTTTGATAAGAGTCTTGATTGAGCAACAACAGCTTTCCATCTGAAAGCCAAGCTGATCTAATTTTGAACCAAGAACATTTGTCTGATTCATAATCTGCTGGCCAATACTGTTAAAGCCCTGAATAGCATTAATCATGTTAGTGCTATTCTGATTTGTCAGATACATAGACTGATTATCAATTAGTCTTGCTGTCTCATAGTTATTGTTCGCGGAACTAAGAAGCACATCTCTAATACCTTCCTGTGTAGCCTGGCTGTTAACGGCCTCATTAACGTCCTGAACAGTTGCATAATTAGGCAATGGTCCTACTGGACCTCTACCGGCTCCAAAGCCACCAAAACCACCGCCAAATAAAATAGCGATAATCAGGAATGCTCCAAGCCAATCTGAACTCATAAATGAACCTTCAGACATTTTAATTCCTCCTTATTTATTTATTATCATCTTGCAAGAATGATTATCGTTTACCAATAAATGCGTTTACTTTATCCATAATTGAGGACTTAGCTACATTTATATCCTGTCCTCTTTCTGAATAAATTTTTTCTGCTGCTTTACCTGGATCACTTAAATCAAGTCCTTGTAATTCAGGTGTGCTTTTTGCAAGATTCTGAAGGAATGTCTGAGGGGATTCACCTCTTAACATAGCTCCGATAGCTTGCATCATTATGTTATTCTGCGGGTTCTGACTTCCGCTTAACATTTGAAGTATTGGATTGTTTAGCATTGATTGTGTCCTCCAACTTGGTAATTCGCTCTTCCAGTGCCTTGTATTGGTCTATAGTTTTTTCTTCTTCATGTTCTTTAATGTCATAGGCCTTCATAGTCTTATAACCGGCACCGTCAGTCTTAACAAGCCAAACGATAGGAGCTGTATTATCAAGTAGTAATATGCTAGAATCAGGGCCAAGACTAAAAGCCTCTGCCCCGTTTCTGCCTGTGACTTCTACTACTTTTGTCTGAGCTTGCTGTGGCTGCATTGCCTGTTGGAGCAATAATTGAGATAGCTGATTTGATGGGTTGTATGGATACATGACAAGTCCTCCCACAACAAATTATCTCAATTTCTAATACTTCTTAACATGATGCAATTATGAAGTTTTCATGCACATTTCCGGTATATTTTTGCGGATATGTTACCGGAATCTTATCAATAATTTTTTGTGTATTCTTATAAATAATTGTGCTTACTCTTCTTGGCGATAATTCAAACTCTTCGGCAATCTTTTCATAAGTGATATTGTCAATGAGCCTACGTTTCATTATCGCTCTATCCCTCTCGCTGAATATCCATTCATCTATTAAATGTGTTAATTCAGATACAGATATTTCAAATTTATACTTCATAAATACCCCAATAAAAAAGCAACCTAGTAATCTAGGCTGCTTACTTTTTTCTATGGACTTTTGCTTTAATTGTTGTCTTAACTTTGGCATTTTTACCGCTAACTTTTGCAGCAACAGCGGGTAATGCTGTACCCTTCCTAACTTTTGTTTTAATTACTTGTGTCGCTTTCGCCATTTGTTATCTCTCCGGAACCGACGCCACTAACTTTTACGTCACCGCCTCCATCTGTCTGCGCTTCCTGAGTAATAACTACTTTGTCGTACTGCGACTCATAAACTAACCATCCAGCAGTTTCTAGGACAATACCTAAAATCAATACAATAATCAAAATGTATTGTCTTTTAATCTGGCGTTCCATGACTCCTACTAATAGGTCGTTAGTGGTCTCGTTATTTACGTTATCATTGTTCATATACTACCTCGCTTTCGTAGTTCGCTATTATCCAGAAGAGCCAACATACTAGCGATTGTATGCTTTCGGGAGCTACCCTAGGCCCTTCTTTTGATTACAATATTATATCATTTTTTAAACTGTAATCTAATATTTCCATCCAAATCTACATCAAGATCTACGTTTCCTTTTATTCCAGGAACATTACCTTTACTTGAATACTGCCAAGCTACAGCATTACCGTATTTTGGCTTTAAAATTGAATTAGGATTATATTCGCCATTATCTTTAAGAGGATAACGAGCAATCCAAAAATCATAATCCTTTTTTAACTCTTCATCAATAAGTCTGATATACCAATCCTTATTACAATAAATCCCCACATAATAACCGGCTTTTTCAAAAATCCTGGCATACTGATAAGCAAGATTTTTAATATATGCTTTGCCTTTTACATCAACAGACTTATCTTCAAGATCAAGCCATATACCGTATTCAAGTGGCCGGCCCTTTAAATGCTTCAGCAAACTATTTGCATCTGCAACAGGATCAGCCATAGAAGCCCTGGCAATATAAATATAAACGCCCCTAGCTATGCCATTTTCGCCACAGCCTTTGTAATTTTCCTCAAAGCGTTCATCCTTCCTATGACTCTGAGCTTCGTACTGACACTTCAATATAGCGAATTTTTTCCCGGATATAGCAACCTTTTTCCAATCAATAACGCCATTATGATGTGATACATCAATTCCAAATACTTCATTCATTTATTCATCCTCTTTAGTCTGAACAGCCTTACCATCTACCCAGGCTTCACAAAAAGCATAAATAGCGGCAGAAGCTACGCCACAAACAGTACCAATAACCAATACTGTCTGATTATCAGTAGTAATTCCAGCTATACTTGTGGCAATGCTGGCAAGCATAGCAGCTACACACACCCAAAATTTACGGCTCGTCAATTTCTCCATACTGCACCTCTTTTTTTATTTTTAATCTCTTAATCAAAGCACACATAAGCAATTCACCGCCAAAAGCACTGAAAAAACAAGTAATTAGCGTGTCTTGCATTATTCCTGTCATTGTCTGAACGATTATCATTACAACCGTAAATACAATCAGGCAAGTGAACGAAAAGATTAAATATTTATCTAATCCGGATAATTTTTTCTTTTTCATTTGTTTGATAAATACTCCTGAAGAGTCTGTTTAGCTTTCACAAGATCCTCAGTATGTTCATAGTTTGTGTACGAGCAAAAAGCTATCTCAAAGTCTATAAAGGCCAGCATACAATTGATAAACACTGTATTTATTTCCTTCTGTTCTCTATGCTTTTCATGGCTGCTATCTAAAGAATTTTTCATGTCCTTAAACAAAAGATCATGTGAGTCAACTCTTTTTTCAAGCGTCTTAAGCTGCGATTCTAATGTATCATGCGGCTTAGCTAGAAATTTCTTAAGCGCCCAAAGCATAATTACAAGATTTCCAACAGCAAGGCACGTTTGTAAGTATGGCAGTAATGATGTAATCATATTGCTACCCTCCAACTACTTTTTCTTGAAATACTTGTTTGCATAACTAATAGCGTATTGCTCGGCGTCTGCTTCTATGAATTGCTCATAATAGGACACTTTATCGCCGCTATATGATTCATAATTAGCAAAGCCTTGAAAACATGAATTGCCGTACTCTGTGCCGTCTTTCATGTGTTCCCACTGGTAAGAGTGCCTAACCTCATGGGCGATAGTCTTAACCAAGTGATACTCGACAGTCTCGTTTGCGGCTTCTGCATCTTCACTTGTGCGGAAACCACTAAGATTAACACAGATAATGTTAAGGCCATACAGAGTGTTATAGGCAAGCACTGGCGATTCTGGCCAATCATAGCATGATATAGTCTGGTGGGCCTTAACGCCACAATCCTTTGCAATCCTATCTGTGAGATCTTGTATTGTATCTGCCATATCCTCATCTGAAAGCAAACTAAAACCACCTTGCCTTACCACGTCTAAACGCGGCTTGGCATAGGTGGTTATAGAGTTTGATGTGAAGAGAATTAGTGATACAAGAAAAAATATAATTTTTCTCATATATATGTTCCTCTTATCTAGTTTAACTCGTTGCGCTAAATTCTTCTTTAACGAATTACCAAAAGCATATTATTAAAAACAATATGATAATGGTGTAAATCGCAAGTGTGATAAGTGCTAGCTTTTTCATAGGTCGGCTGATAAATCCATTTGAAGATTAAATCTCTGCACACCACAAATATTCTGCGTATGATTTGCTACTGTACTATTTAACAGTATCTCTGGCTGACCTACAATACTATTCACAGTATCAACAGCTATTGCTGATGGCTGCACTAAACTTCCCTGTGCATCATATATTGCGCACTGTGCATAATCTGTTGGTGTTTCCAACGTCATTGAAGGAATTGCACGCATTGGTACTGGCAAAGCTAGATTTGCTCTAAAGTTTGTTGTTGTATTGAAATATCCAACATACTCATAAGCACCCTTATGTCTGTAGAAATACCTCTGACACTTAGCCAACTCTTGCTGATAGTTTGGTGCTGTGTCTTGTGCTAATGTGCTTACGCTGCCTAGTTCGAGCTTGATTGCTCTTAATGTAAGTGTCTTGTTTGCATTAGTAGTAATATCAACGGAATATCTATAAATTCCATTAACAATAGGCTGTGCAGTAAGCTGAATGGTAAAGGTATCATTAAATGTTTTGGAGAATATAGGCGTCCATACTGTGCTATGTGCAACAATTCCACTTACTGTATATAGATTACCACTACCATCTAACAAGCTAAGGGTTGCAGTTTTTCCGTTAAGTCCATCAGCTTCATCCTCAAATATCTGATAAAGTACGCAACTTTGGTTTGAATCAACAGGCGATAAAGTAACAACGTTTCCGCTTATTGCTACTTGGTTATTATTTCCACTATTCCATCTATCCAAAGAAACGGTATTTGCTCCGTAACTATTCTGTCCTCTTTGGTTTATTGTAAACCAAGGGTTATCTAAGAGGTTAGGATTGCTAATGGCCTGAACATAAGGTGTCATTTCCCTGTTGGTCATAGAGTATGGTTCATAGTCAGAGCTTTCATCTGTAGCAAGACGGAGCATAGGTTTGACAACAAAATTATGAGTAGTATTAGTCAACTGTATAGCAGCTTGATTGATATATGTATCAGCATTTAATGTTACTGTTGCCTCACTTCCTGTTGTTTCTACTGTCTGGCCATTAGCAAACCACACTTTAAAATTTGACCTATCATCAGGGTCAAAAGTATAACCATTTAAAATATAAGTACCAGCTTTGATGGGGACAGGCTTGTTAACAAATATAACCGCCACAAACTCAGTATTAGTGCCTGTGACAGTAATTTCTCCATTATTGACAGTATATGAAATAGGTCCATTGCTACCATTGCCAATCTGCACAGGTAAAAAGTTTTTAGCTCCCAAAGTGCTTCTTGTAGCAATTTCGTTAGCGACTTTGTTCGTTAAAGTCTGATTTTCCGAAACAAGATCATCTATTTTCTCAATAATTTTTTCCGGAGTACAGTTTGTTCCAGGAGTAATTGTTCCGCCCTGGGGAATAGATGCAGTAGCTTTATATAGGACGTCACTATAATAAAATGATTTCCCAATAGCATAAGACTTACTAGCTGTGCTGCTTGTCTCTACATCAGCTACACTACTTTCAACCGAATCAACCCTAGTGTCTACATCAGCTACACTACTTTCAACGGCTATCTGCTCCCAAGATCCCCAGTTTGTACCATCAAAGCCCTGAGTATATATTTTTCCGTCAGGTGTTCTAAGGGTAAGTAGTAAAGGACTACTAGCTTGAGAAGCATTATCAAGAGCTGCCTCAACTGTTAGTCTGAATATAGCTGTAGGATCCTGGTCTATTCCTGTAGGACCGTTTGTTATATAGAAAGTAGACTGCTTCTTGTAGTATTCGCCAATGGCAAGACTATGAAGATCAGTCTGAGCAGCGATTTCAATAGCTCCCTGGATCTTCTTATTTAAGCTATCAAGGCTATCAACATAGCTACTTAAATATGCAATCAAAGCCTCAACTGTTGTAGAAGCGCAGTTTACATTTGCGTCAATGGTATCACCAATGTTGATTGTCTGAGTAGCCTTCATAAGCTGGCTATTCTCGTCAACAAAAATATCATCAACATAGTGAGTCGCAGTTGCAACGCTTGAACTTTCAAGCTCAGCAAAATTGCCCGCAATATTAGCGGCCTGTCCGCCATATGCTGAAAGCTGCCAATATGTACCATCTGTAGGCAAATTGCCTGTTGTTGTGCCTTTGGCAATATAAGAGCTTCCATTATATGAAACAATATCAAGCATTTCATAAGTAGTAAGCGGATTATAAGCGCCTTTCGGCATTAAAAGAACTCTACCAGCACTAAACATTATGCTACCTCCCATTCTAGGTTGCCTGTTGTTGAATTAATTTGGAAATCAAAAGTATTTGAGTTATACATCAAAAGTCCTGTACTAAAGTCGATTGTAAACTGCGGATCGCCTAAAATCTGCTGTATCTGAACAAGAGCGTTCTCAGCGTCCGTTTTAGCGTTTTCTGCATCTGTCTTAGCATTGATAGCCGCATTAGATGAAGTCTGTGCAATCTGGCTTGAATTGTAAGCACTAGACGCATATCCTGAAGCGTCATTGGCTGAATTACTAGCTGCATCTGCGCTATTAGCTGACTCTGTAGCCTTTGAACTAGCCGCACTCATATATCCAGCAGCATTATTTTCAGACTGTAAAGCATTTGTTTCAGACTGAGCCGCATTATTAGCTGAATTTCGAGACAGATTTGAATAATACATTGAATTGTCTGTATCTTCATCAAGTCTCGTACCAGTACCACCAACGGCATACGACTTAGCCTCTTTAGCGTATGCGTCAACACCATCTGCATATTGCCTAGCCTGATTAGCAGAATTAGTCGCCTCAGAAGCCTTTTGAACAGCAGTATTTGACGCCGATACTGCATTAGTAGCGCTTGACTGTGCCTGATTAGCGTAAGTCTGCGCATTACTTACAATAGTCTGAGCAGACGTAATAAGTTGTTCCGTTGAACTTTTAGCATTTTCAGCGTCCGTTTTTGCATTTATAGCGTCTGTAGCAGCCTGTTCAGCCACTTCCGCATAATGCTTAGCCGTAGCATTTGCTGACTCGTTGAACTTACTAATCTTGATTTTGTTGGTAATAGAGCCATTATCAACAGCCAAATAATGATTATCTGTTACAGATTGAATTTCCGGCAACGAACTTATAGGAATATCAGCCATTATTTACACCTCCCTATGAAATTCTTACATATCTTGATACACCATAACTGTCTGTATCAATCAAATTCCAGTTGCCACCAAACGTTACCGTAGGTGACTGATTGCTTCTTGTTGAATAAACACTACCAACGGGCCAAGCAGCCGCGAGGATCTTACTTCTCATATCAAAATTATTTATATAATCTATAACAGCTCCGCCCGTAGGAATTGATGTGTTGTTATTTAGGACTGAATTTTCAACTGAAACAATCGTAGACAACAGCGTAACCAAGCGATTATATGCAGCTAAAGTCAAATCGGAAATAGAATCCAGCGCATTCTTATTTGCGTGTGTATGCCTAGCATTTGTATTCAAATTCAGGTTAAGTACCATTGCATCAAGAATTGACTGCACATTAGCCTGTGCGCTAATTCCACTAGGTACGCTTGCACCAACAGAATAAGCAGCACTAGCCGCATTTAAGGCGTCAATAAATTCATTGAATTTATCAATCATAAGATTAGCCAGGGAATCCATCTGCTCTTGCATTTCTGTAGTAGTCAAGGCCGGTGTATCTGGAAGCCCTACATTTCCTTTGCCTTGTCTATCAAAATCTGTAATTTTATTAAAAGCCATTTGTAAGCCTCCTTACTTAACGTTTCCGGCCTGTGTGTACTCAACAGCAAAATCATTTATGCCAAGTGGTTCATCCAGCAAATCATTTACAAATCTGAATCGTACATGATCCAATTTTTTCAGCCTGATCTTAGCTGCTGTAACCCTTTGTGTTCTATTACATGAGTACGTTAGCTTTGAATATGTTAAATTCTCATAAGAGAAATACTTAAGTGTCTGTATATCATTTTTAAGCAACGTCCATTGTCCTTCCTTCTGCGCAAATATTTTTACAGAAGAGGACAACTCCGGCATACACCTTAAGGCTACATATCTATAAGTTTTCTTCTTATAGAACAATTTTTCTGATATATCAGCCGTTTCCCAAGTGCAAACAATAGGTTCTCCATTGTCGTTATAGGAATAAATATCTTTATCGTCTGTATGCCACTTAAATACTTTTCCGTCCGTAGCACCGAAATACAATTCCCCATTGATCTCAAAAATGCAGTTTGCCGGAACATTGGTAAAATAAAAGCCTACATACTGTCTAGTAGCATATGGCCTTGATCTATCAGTATGAATAGGCTGTAATCCGTCCAAAATATACATATGATTGTTAACTGCAAGGATATAATAATCTTTCCAGGAATAAGCTATAGCATTATCCAAGCCCTCTTCCTTCAGAAGTTTTCCTTCAAGATAATAACTACGGTCCTGTGCGTATTTCTCACCCGTAATATCCTGTGCTGTAACTGCATATATACCAAGCCTTGTTAAAAATACCGGCTCAGTTGCTAAGTATGAAAAACAATACTTCGATATAGCCCCGGCACCCTGAAGAGTATTTATCAGCTTGAATACCGGTTCATCATCTACCAAGTCGCCTTCACGAATAAGAATCGACTGTGTAAGCTCGTTATAATCCTTATGTGCAGCCAAGTAGTTATTGATTATCGAGTACCCCATTATAGCGGAGGTATCTGAACCAAGTTTTGAATACCACACATCAGCAAAATAGGTAGGATCATACTGTTGACTAAACCAGTCGCAATTTATATACGTGAACAATTCACCATCAGGACCAATACCCTGATCCGGATTGCCAGAAACAAACAATCTATCACCAGCTCCATTGACGCCAAACATGGCACCAATACAACAATGGTTTATTCTCTCTGCATACCCTTCA